CTTTGGGTGTGAAGGGGATATTGAATGCTTTGTGCATGTGATAGGGATTGTGGAACTTTATGTTATTGCCCAGGAGGAAGCATATCACTCTGTCTTCCTCCCTGTCCACGGTGTGATAAATTTTAAGTAATGCGTCCGGTTCATCCCAACCGTTGTAGTACCTAGAACTGGAAGTCTCTTCGATTACGTACTCATCAAAGATGAAATACTTTACCAGAGGGAATGTCATGTTCTTCGATTCGTTCTCTTCGGATAGTGCAATGCATCTTCCAATCACACGTTTCTGT